CTTTGAACAGGTTTACTCTGGTCACTTCCACCATCCTTCTTCATATGGTAATATTCGTTACCTTGGTTCCCCATATGAAATGACATGGACTGACTACGATGGCGACAGAGGCTTCTGGGTACTAGATACAGAAACTCGCGAACTAGAACGAGTACGTAATCCGCATCGTGTATTCCATAAAATTGAATATGACGATACTGATATGACTGTTGAAGATATTGCATGGTTGGAAACTGATAACCTAAAAGATACCTTTATTAAAGTCATTGTAAAGAATAGAACAAATCCATATATCTACGATCTATTCATCAACAAATTAACAGATGCTGGTGCTGCTGATGTAAAAGCAGTTGAGGATGCTCTAAATTTAGAGTCAGAAGGAGTTGATGATATATTAGATGAAACACAAGATACTAAGGATATTCTTTACAGTTATATCGATTCAATTGAAACTAACGTAGATAAATCTGGCATCAAACGTGTAGTTGATGAACTTTACAGTGAGGCTTCTAATATAGTATGAAGATTCTATTTAAAGAGTTGCGTTATAAAAACATTCTATCAACGGGTAATGCGTTTACGACTATTCAGTTAAACAAACGTACTACAACTCTTATTAGCGGTACTAATGGCGCGGGCAAATCAACAATGCTTGACGCCATTGTTTTTGCATTATACGGAAAACCATTTCGTAAAATCAACAAACCGCAACTCGTTAACTCTATTAACCAAAAAGAATTGTTGGTAGAAATTTCATTTCAGATCGGCAAAAGCGAATTTATGGTTAAACGTGGCATCAAACCAAATATATTTGAAATTTGGAAAAATGGTACACTGATTAACCAAGATGCTGCAGCGCGAGACTATCAAGCATATCTAGAACAAAACATTCTAAATATGAATTACAAATCTTTTAATCAGATCGTAATTCTTGGTAGTGCAACATATGTTCCTTTTATGGAATTGCCTGCACATGCTCGTCGTGAAATCATTGAAGACTTGTTGGACATTCAAGTATTTAGTACAATGAATACATTATTGAAAGAAAAGCTTTCATCCAACAAAGAATCTATTAATGAAAACAGTTATAGGATGGATCTAACTGAATCTAAATTGGATTCAGCAAAAGAGCATAACGCGTCCATTCGCAAGATTCGTGAAGATGAAGTAGCTAAAATCAAAGAAAAGATGGCTGAACATATTGCAATTATTGAAACTGAAAAGAAAGCCATTGATGAAGTACAAGATAAGATTGCTGAACTAATTGAAACTATTTCTGATAAAGCTTCTATTCAAAAGAAACTTGATAAAGCAAATAGCATCAAACGCGATCTACAATCTACACTTCGTTCTTATAAAAAGGAACTTGGATTCTATCATGATCATGATAATTGCCCAACATGTAAACAAGGTATTGACCACGAGTTTAAAGAAAACATTGTATCTGAAAAGTCAGTTAAGATTAAAGAAGTTGAAGATGGTATTGCTCAAATAGAAATTAAGATCGGCGAATGCGAATCACGTCTTTCTGAAATTGATAAAGTGCAGGAAGAAATCAACGAACTTAATCTTACTGTAGGCGATCATCGTGCTCATATTAAAGTATCTAAAAATGCTCTAAATTCTTACAAAAATGATTTGACTGCAGCTGAGGAAGAAGTTGAAGCTGTTGATACTTCTAAACTACAAGAACTTGAAATCAAACTGAAAGAATACCAAGGCAATCAAGAAGATCTATTCAAATACAAAGAAGTGTTGGCTGTTGTATCTACTATGCTCAAAGATGGCGGTATTAAGAGTAAGATTATTCGTCAGTATATTCCTGTAATGAATAAGCTTATAAACAAATACCTTGCTGCATTTGATCTATTTGTAGACTTCCAAATTGATGAAAACTTTAATGAGGTAATCAAATCTCGTTTCCGTGATACATTCTCTTATTCATCTTTCTCAGAAGGTGAAAAGCTACGTATCACTCTATCAATCATGTTAGCTTGGCGTACAGTTGCAAAACTACGTAACTCTGTATCTACCAATCTACTTGTTCTTGACGAAACACTCGATGGCGCAATGGATGGAGTTGGTGTAGAAAATCTAATCGAAACACTACATAACTTGAATTCAGATGATAACATCTTCGTTATTAGCCACCGAGGCGACCAGTTTGGTGACAAGTTTGAAAGCCATGTACGATTCCACAAGGTCAAAAACTTTAGTGAAATTGCAGCTTAATGGTTTACAAATCAAGAATGCAAGTATATAATGGCAGTATGTCAGTAAAACAAGGATTCACATGTCTAATTTCTATACTTCTGTAGAACGCTTCGGCAATAACATTCTATGGCGCGGCTATGAAAATGGCCGCCGCTTTGAACGTAAAATCAAGTACATGCCAACAATGTTTGCACTAGATAGTAGTGCAGATAGTCAAAACGCAGAATTCCGTACTTTGCTTGGTGGTCGTCCTCTACGTCCTGTTAAAATGGATTCTATGCGTGATGCTAAAGAATGGATTGAAAAATGGAAAGACGTCAGCAACTATGAAATTGCTGGTAACACTAACTACGTAGCTCAGTTCATTCAGGAACACTACCCTGATGATATTCAATTTGATATTACTCAGATCAATATTGTATCATTCGACATCGAGGTTGATATTTCTGATGGTTATGCAGACATGAATACTGCAGACAAAGAAATCACTTCGATTGCTTACAAATCTTCTAAGTCTAGTAAGTACCATCTACTTGGTCGTAAAAGCTATGACAAATCAAAAACTCTTCTTGATGTGGATCCTGAAGATATTGAATTTACAATGTTCCAAAGCGAAGATGATCTTTTGCGTCACTTTAAACGCATATGGGTAAATGACTATCCTGATATTGTTACAGGCTGGAACGTTGAATACTTCGATATTCAATACATCATTACTCGTATGATTTCTTTGTTTGGCGAAGAATGGGTTAAAGATCTTTCTCCTTGGCGTAACATTCGTCAAACAGGTCGTGAATTCTTTGGTAAAATGCAGAACACATACCTTATCAGCGGCATTACTGTTGTTGACTACATGGATGCATTTAAGAAGTTTGGTTACAAATACGGTCCACAAGAATCATACAAACTTGACCATATTGCTCACGTAGTTCTTGGTGAAAAGAAACTAGACTACTCTGACTATGGTAACCTCACAAACTTGTATGAACAAAATCCTCAATTGTACCTCGATTACAACTTGAAAGATACTTGGCTTATTCAACGTTTCGAAGATGAAACCGGTCTACTTTCTCTTGTAATGACTGTTGCATATGGTGGTGGCGTAAACTACTCTGACGCATTTGGTACTGTAGGTATCTGGGAAACTACACTTTACCGACGTCTTATTAAAGAAGGTCGTGTACCACCAATTAAAGGTGGTCCTGGTGAACGTGCTGGTGAACTTGTAGGTGGCTTCGTAAAAGATCCAAAAGTTGGTATGCACCCTTGGGTAGTATCATTTGACTTGAACTCTCTGTATCCTCACTTGATGCTACAGTACAATATGTCACCAGAAACTTATATTGAAGACCGTCGTGAATATGTTTCGCAAGAAATGGTACTCAACGACAAATACCATAATGATGATTCATCTGTTTCTGTATGTGCAAACGGTGTTTGCTTTACAAATGAATTCAAAGGTGTAATTCCTGATATCATCGATGAATATTACGGTAATCGTAAGATCATCAAGCAAAACATGCTTAAAGTAGAACAAGCCATTGAGAACTGCACTGATAAGAAAGAAAAAGAAGCACTTAAACGAGAAGCTACTCAGTTGCACAATCAGCAAATGGCTATTAAGATCGCCATGAACTCGCTTTATGGTGCAACAGCAAATATCTACTTCTTATACTACATTAACGCAATGGCAGAGGCAATTACTACTTCAGGTCAGCTTTCTATTCGTTATGCCCAAAAGTCTGTAAATGCTTATCTAAATAAGATTTTGAAAACTGATGATAAAGATTACATCATTTATATTGATACCGATTCTATTTACGTAGACATGGGTCCTGTAGTTCAAGCATCTTTTGGCACTATGGATGTTGATCGCAAGAAAGGTGAAGAGTTCCTTGATAAAGTTTGTAAAATGAAAATTGAGGAAGTACTTGAAGCTGGTTATAAAGAACTTGCTGAAAAGATGGGTGCTTATCGTCAAGCAATGGTAATGAAACGCGAAAAGATTACCGATCGTTCAATCTTCATTGCTAAGAAACGTTACATTATGAATACTCTAAACTCAGAAGGTGTTCATTATGAAGTACCAAAAATCTCCGTAACAGGTCTTGAATCAGTACGTTCGTCAACTCCAGAGGTTTGTCGTGATAAACTTAAGGAAGCCTTCAAGGTTATTATGAACGAAGATGAAGCAGCCGTACAAGCCTTCATTGAAGACTTCCGACAAGAATTCTACAAACTACCGGCTGAAGAAATTGGTCGTAACTCTGGTACTGATAACATCGATAAGTACCGTGATAAGACTAGCCTATATAAGAAAGGATGCCCAATGCATGTTCGTGGTTGCATTCTGTACAATCATCATCTAAAAGAAAAAGGACTTGATAAAAAGTTTGAATCTATTGTTGGTGGCGATAAAATTAAGTTCCTGTATCTCAAAACACCGAATCCAATTCGTGAAAACATCATCTCGTTCCCCGGTGTGCTTCCGCATGAATTTGGTTTGAATGAATACATAGATTATGAAACACAATTTGAAAAAGTGTTCCTAAGTCCGCTTGAATCAATCCTTGAAGCAGTTGGTTGGTCGGCAGTTAAAGTTCACACTCTCGAAAATTTCTTTGGATAAGGATTATATAATGCTAATTGATAACGAAATTAAACTAGACTACAAAGATGTTTTGATTCGTCCTAAGCGTAGCACATTAAGTAGCCGTAAGGAAGTAGATCTATATCGCCGATACAAATACGTGAATCATCGCGCAGAATTTCCTTATAATATTCGTGAAGAACAAAACGGGCACTATTACGGTATTCCTATCATGGCTGCAAATATGGATGGTGTTGGAACTATGGAAATGGCCAAAACACTTTCTCGTCAAGGTATCTTTACTTGTCTTGTTAAAACATATTCTGAAAATGAATTGGTAAAATTCTTTGATAATGATAACGTCGCATTTCATCATACTAATCAAGTCGCCATGAGTATTGGTATTACCCATAGTGATGAAATGAAATTTAGACATGTATATGAAATGGTTGGTAGTAATCTCAAATATGTTTGTATTGATGTCGCAAATGGATACTCAGAACGATTCGTAGATTTCGTCCGTGAGTTTAAAGTAAACTACCCTGAAATTGTAATCATTGCAGGTAATGTAGTGACTGCAGATCAAACGCAGGAGTTAATTTTAAATGGAGCTGATATTGTTAAAGTGGGTATTGGTCCCGGGAGTGTTTGTACTACTCGCATTCAAACTGGAGTCGGTTATCCTCAACTCTCCGCCGTCATTGAATGCGCAGACGCGGCTCATGGTCTTGGCGGTCATATTATTGCTGATGGCGGGTGTTCTACACCTGGTGATGTTGCTAAAGCCTTCGCTGCTGGAGCTGACTTCGTTATGTTGGGTGGTATGTTAGCTGGTCATGACCAAGGCGGTGGTGAAGTTATTACTAAGCATTATGTTACAAATGAAGTAGTAATCGATGATGAAGGCCATTGGCAGGAACATAAAGTAGAAGAAAAGAAATTTGTACAATTCTACGGCATGAGTTCAAAAACAGCAAACGATAAACATTTTAATGGATTGAAAGATTATCGTTCATCTGAAGGAAGAACAGTGTTGACAAAATACAAAGGAGATGTTAATATAACTATACAAGATATTCTTGGTGGTGTACGTTCTACATGTACTTATGTCGGTGCTGCACAACTTAAGAATCTATCTAAATGTACAACCTTTATTCGATGCAATGACACTCATAACCGTGTCTTTGAAAACGTAACAATTGGAAACTAGGAAATATTATGAAAATGAATGATTGGGCTGATGACATTAATCGTATGCACAAAAAGTTTGGTGTGCATGAGTGGTTTGAGAAAAACAAACACGATAAAGATTTGATGAAGAAGTATCTTGGTTTCCGTCTCTCCATGTGTAAGGAAGAGCTATATGAAACTATGGATGCATTCGATGCAAAAGATCCTGAAGAAATCGTGGATGGACTTATTGATATGTGTGTTTTTGCTATCGGTACTCTCGATGTGTTTGGTGTGGATCCTAATGAGGCTTGGGATCGAATCTACAACGCTAACATGGCGAAGTCTCCGGGCGTCAAAGAAGGACGTCCAAATCCATTCGGACTACCAGATCTAATTAAGCCTGAAGGATGGGAAGCACCAAACCATAGCGGCAATCACGGCGAACTCAACGAAGCTTTATAAATCATACAGGAGGTTTGTATGATCACTGAAACCTTCATCTTAGATTTAATATATTTAATTGGTTTAAACATAATTTTAGTGCTTTGGCTATGGGTAAAAGACCAAAACAGATATAAATAAAGTTGTAATCGCAAAGGCTACATATTAAAGGGTCGTATTCGATACGATCGACAAGTAAGATCCTGAGCCTAGGTTACCGGGGTGGCTCGTCCACCCTTTTTTTATATAATTATCGGAGGATATAATGAATAAATTGAAGGAGCTCACATGGGCGCATCACCAAGCAGCAGAACGTCGTGCTTTTGCTAAAACACTCATTAAAGGTGATATAGATCCACTCCTATACTACAAATTTCTAGTAGCGCAATATCAAAATTATTCCGTATTGGAAGAAGCTGCTACAATTCCAGAACATCTCGAAGCCATCAAACGAGCACCTCGCATTAAACAAGATATCGATGAACTTATTGAACTATATGGTTTTGGTCCTATTGACCTACCACGTTCTGTAGAACAATATAAGCAACATATTCAAACACTTTCAGAGAATGGAGACAATGAAGCTCTTTTAGCTCATATGTATACCCGTCACTTTGGTGAATTACATGGTGGTCAGATCATTAAGAAAAATGTTCCTGGCTCTGGCGCAATGTACGAGTTTGATGGGGATAAAACAGAATTGATCGCTGAGTTTAGAAAACTGCTCAACGATGATATGGCAACAGAAGCTAAACTTTGCTTTGAGTTTGCTTCTAGACTATTTGATGA